AGATCCGACAAGTAGTCAAGTGGGGTACCTCACTAATTCGGTATCGTCACATTATGGGGAAGTTATAGGCTGGGATTTTTCTACGGTTATTTTGTACAATGAAGGGCATGGGGCGATCTTTCACGAACTTGAGCTTGTGAGTTTAACCGGCAATGTCGACCTTGGCGCCGACCCGCGCATTTGGACGTCTTACACGATAGACGGAAGGCTTTGGAGCTTGGAAATTTCGCGCACAGTCGGCAAGCAAGGGGAGAGGTTGAAGCGTATTGCTTGGCTGCAGCAAGGTCATATGCGCCATTGGCGCGCGCAGAGGTTCCGGGGTACGAGCGATGCTCATATGTCTGTCGCACGACTTGAAGCGGCGATCGAGGGCCTAAATGTCTGACGTGCCACGGGGGCTTACGCGAGATGACTTGCGAAGATTCTTGCCTAACGCACGAGCCGTCCGGGCGTTCGAACAGCTGTTGAAACAATCGGATACGACAGTACCGACGGATATTACACAGCTCCAGATCGACGTAGCCGAAGCTTCGGCGGACGCCCAGAGTGGGATTAGCACGGCCCAATTGGCATTGACGGCGTTGGAGGCCCTGCGGCTGTTACTCGATTTGCAGGTGCTGGCGCCGCCTGTAATACCGAGTGTGGCCGAGGATGTCATCCTGCCTCCCTTGGTGCCGAGTGTGGCCGAGGATGTCATCCTGCCTCCCTTGGTGCCGAGTGTGGCCGAGGACGCCGCCCTGCCGCCTGTCTGCTACACCACTCAGGACCTGGCGGATGTGCAAGGTGATCGTGTTGGTGGTCAGCTCTTTGTGTTCGACGGCGTGACGAACAGTTGGCGAGCTACTACACTGTTGCAGCTCGCCTCCCAGGTAGCTACGCCCTCGGCGACGGGGTTTAACGTAACGGTAGTTTCTGTTATCGGTTCGGTGACCTACAACATTTGGTTGCTGTTGAAACCTGCGGCTGCCTACGCGGCTGGCACCATTACGTTGCCTGCTGTAGCTTCCTGTCTAGACCAACAGGAAGTGACGGTGAGTTGTTCACAGCAGGTTGTCGCACTGACCGTAGCTGGGAATGGCGCGACGGTTAAAGGCGCCCCAGGTGCCTTGGCAGCGGATTCGACCTTCAAATTGCGCTACAACTTAGCATCAACAACTTGGCATCTTGCCACATAGGAGATATGCTCATGTCCGTCATCAATAAGAACATCATCCCGGCAAAGCAGGCTGAGAACTCTGACACTACCCAATACACGGCGAGTAATGTTACCGCTATCATCGATAAATTTACTATTACGAATACTACGTCCGGAGCTGTGTCATTAAGTGTGCACATAGTACCCAGTGCTGGGTCGGTCGGTGATGGCAATTTGGTTATGGACGCTAAGTTTGTAGCGGCGGGTGAGACTTACACGTGTCCCGAACTGGTGGGTCAAGTATTAGCGAGCGGGAGCTTTATTTCCACTATCGCGAGCGCCGCTACATCGTTGACCATCCGGGCATCTGGGCGCGAGGTTAGTTGACATTTGTTTAGTATGCTCTTTGCGTGCTAGAATACGTATAGCTGAGTTACCGAGCCCGCCAGCAGCTCTCCCAAGCGATTGGAGTTGCTGCAATGCTGGCCGTACGCCAAAACCAAGCTGTCGTAGATCCGGGAAAGCTTGACGAACTTGAGGCCCAGTTCCTCGGTCTGCCCCAGGTCGAGTGCCCTGTCGTTCACCATTTCGGTCCTGGTATCTACATTCGAGAAGTGACCCTCCCCGCGGGCGCCGTTGCTATTGGTCATCACCAAAAGCATCCACACACCAATATCATGCTCACGGGATCCGTAGTAATGCCCGACGGCCAGGGCGGTAATAAAGTTCTTAAGGCTCCCCTGATCTTCACCGGTCAACCGGGACGCAAGATTGGGTATGTGGTTGCCCTAACCATTTGGCAGAACGTCTACCCAAACCCGGATGATGAGCACGATATCGAAGTATTGGAGGGTCGCTGGCTTGATAAGAGCGAGGCTTGGGAAGCTCAAGCGGCGGCGACTCACCTAGCCGAGATCGAGCAGCACCATGAAGACCGGAAGGACTTCTTCGCCCTGATAGATGCGCTTGGTATGCAACCTGAGCAAGTCTGGGCGCAGTCGACGAACCCGGAAGATCAGATCCCAATGCCGGAGGGGCGCGGGCAGAAAATAACGATCCGCAAGTCACCCATCCATGGGCAGGGCGTGTTTCTTTCCTCCCCTGCGGAACCTGGTGATTATCTAGCTCCCGCTCGAATTGGTCGGTATCGCACTCCGGCTGGACGCTTCACCAACCATTCCTGTCATCCAAATGCCGAGTTTGTGATAGTTAACGGGTCGATCTCCTTGGTAGCGTCCCGTCGTATTGCTGGGTGCCGAGGTGGTAGTCCGGGTGAGGAAGTGACGGTCGACTACCGGCAGGCTCTACATGTCAATCTCCAATATCGAGGACACCAAGAATGAGCGGAATAGCGACGGCTGTTGTAGCCGGTTCGGTCATAACGGGCGTGCTTGGCAGTAAGGCTCAGTCCAGTGCGGCGGGACAGGCCGCGGATGCCCAGACCGCTGCAAGTGAAGCCAGTATCGCCGAGTCGCGGCGGCAGTTTGATGCGATTCAGGAATTGCTTGCGCCCTATACGAGCGCGGGCACTGGGGCATTGGGACAACAGCAGGCGTTGCTCGGGCTAGGGGGTGATGATGCTCAAAAGGCAGCTATCGAGTCGATCTCTAACAGTCCAGAATTTTCGGCCCTGCAGCAACAAGGTGAGAACAGTCTACTGCAAAATGCTGCTGCTACCGGAGGACTTCGAGGTGGGAATACCGAAGCGGCGTTGGCCCAATTTCGTCCCCAACTTTTGAACCAATTGATCCAGCAGAGGTTCAGCAATTTGGGTGGTTTGACTTCGATAGGTCAGAACGCCGCGGCTGGCGTAGGCAATGCAGGGCAAAACTCGTCCAACCAAATTATCAATGCGTTGCAGTCATCTGGAGCTGCACAGGCGGGTGCGGCCTTGGCCAATGGCCAGGCACAGCAGAGCCTATGGAGTAACGTAGGCAATACGGCGTCGATGTTGGGGACGCTTAAATTGTTGGGGAAATTCTAAATGGAACCGTACAACTACGCCGCACAACTCCAGCCTAATGCTCAGTTCGGCACTGGGCTTCAAGGCATCCAAGCGGGCTTATCGCTATCTCAAGCAATCGATCAGTCCCGTGCCCAGACACTTAACCTGCAGCAACAACAGCAATTGCAGTCCGACCTTGCGGGTTTGGCGCAAAAGGAGAATCCAACCGCCCAGGACTTCGCCCAGGTGACTATCAAGCACCCACAACTGGCGGAGCATTTTAAGAATACGTGGTCTATGTTGGCCCCAGAACAACAGGCCTCCAGGACGAGTCACGCTACCCAAGTCTACGCGGCCCTGAATGCTGGAAGGCCCGATATCGCTCAGGGCCTCGTCCAACGGCAAGCCGATGCGCTGAAGAATGCTGGTAATGCTCGTGAATCACAGGCTATGGCGACGTTTGCCAAGTTGATCGAGATGAGTCCTTCAACCGCTCGCACTTCCGCGGGTCTGATGTTGTCTTCGACTATGTCGCCCGACAAATTTGCCAGCACCTTCGCGGAGTTGGAGAAGTTGCCGGGCCAAGTGGCGATCGACAACGCCACGGCTACGCAAAAGGGGTATGAAGCCCAGATGACGCCGCAGCGCTTGGCCCTGGAGCGAGATCTGAAAGCTGGGCAACTTCGGGACCTAGACAGCCAGATCGAGAACCGCGCTAAAAGGCTCGGCCTTGACCAGGATAAGCTGCAGACCGAGACCCAAATGCAGCTCTACAAATTGCGACAGGAAAAAGACCCGTCAATCACGCTGAGTGATTCTTCCAAGAAGTTAATCAACGACTCGGCGCTAGCGTCAACGGCTGCTGAGCAATTGGCAGGGCAGATGGACGTGTTGGCCAACAAGCTCGATTCTACCGATGTGTGGAGTGGAGCGCGTGGCCGAGGTCATGAGGCTTGGAAGGCATTGGCTGGCAGTCAAGATGAAGTAACGCTACTCCGAAAGAACTACCTGCGCGTCCGCAACGCCGAAGTGTTGAAGTACTTACCACCGGGTCCGGCAACGGATAAGGATGTGGAGATTATCCAGGCCGGGTTTCCCACCGAGACCAGCCCGCCAGAAGTCATCTCTTCATTTTTAAGGACCATGGCCAAGGTATCGCGCTATGAGGCGGTGATGGAGAATGCTAAGTCCGAATGGGTAAACGCAGCCGGGTACCTGGGAAAACCGCGGCGTGACATCACAGTTGACGGTGTTACGGTACCCGCAGGTACTACCTTCCCGAAGTTCCTGCGCACCTACGTTGACCAGAAGTCCCAAGCGCTTGAGCAGGTCCAGGCCAGGTCCAACTTGGGAACACGGTCATACATGCGATGGGCTAACCAATGAGCAAAGCGCCTATTGATTACCGAGATCCCTATTGGTCCCAGTTGGCCGATAATACGGGTCGACGGTTGGGACTGCCCGACGGCTTGTTGGCCGCTATCGTAACGAGTGGTGAGCGGTCAAACGCAAATCAGGTGTCCAAGGCGGGCGCCAAAACGCCGTTTCAGATCATTCCAAGCACTCGGCGGCGGGCTATCGATAAGTACGGGGTCGACCCCTATCTCTCTCCGGAGAATGCCGCGGAAGTGGCTGGGCGCTTGCTGCAGGATTCGCTGCGCCGAAATAACGGCGACGTAGCCCAAGCCGTGAGCGAGTATCATGGCGGCACCAACCGTCGGAACTGGGGTCCGCTGACGCGAGCCTACACGGAGC